TAAAGTCCGGACCACTCAGGTTGAGGATATCATCATACTTCATTTTGGCTGCCGCCGCGGCCACGATGGCCTGGTATTCCATCGACAAGGCCGGTACGGCCATGAGTTTATCTTTCTTTTTAGCCTGGTTCATGCATGCCAGCAGGGCATAGCCATTCAACTTCGTAAAATCAAAATAAATTTCCGTCTGTCCATTCGGCAGTGGTTTTGTCAGATGCAGGATGTTTTCCTGGTCTACGATTTCAGCGTTGACGAGTTCGTTTTCTTTTTCTTTCATGGGAATCCTCCTAGTTCATACCAATATTGGCGCGAACCTGCTGTAACAGGTCAATACCGTTTACGATGGCTTTGTAGCCGTATTTGTCGATTTCACAGAGCGTAGCGCCGCCCATTTCGATTTTGAAGTATGTACATTCGATGACAGTTTCACTGTCCGTCTTGGAACCGGCTTTGAATTTGCCAGGGTTGTGGCTCTTGACGCGGCCGCGAACGGCGACACGGTACTGCTCGTGTTCATAATCATTGGCGCCGCTATCCCAGTTCTGGATGTCCGAGTAGAGTTCCAGTGCCAATGTACTGCCGCCGACCAGGCGGGAACTCGTTTTCGTCGGCACCTGCCAGGTCATCTTTAATTCCAAGGAATCAAAATGGCCAGCGATGGGCGCTTCGATTTTACCAGCGACGCCGATGCCTTCAATATCTTCTGTCAGCGATTTCAAATCCGGCAATTCAACTTCGTTGACGCCGATTAAATCGTCGGCGCCGTCGATATAAGCCCGCATATCATTGATGACTTCCGGGATTTTATTTACTGCCATGAGTTTCCCTCCTTACGAGAATAATGCTTCAAAATTCGATACGTCATACTCAAAGGTATCTTCAATGTCCTGTGCCGGGACAGGCGGCGTCAGCTTCGTGTGGATCCGGAAGATGCCGGCCAGTAAATCAGTCGTCGGGTTTTCATCAGACAAAAACTGGACACTGGCCCCTAAGAGATATCCTCGTGACGTCAGCCCATTCAACCGCACCTGTTCGCTGTCTACCAGCGTTTTTACCAGTCTCGGAGTGATTGGCTGGTCTGTCTTCTGCCAGTTCGTTAAAATGAAGGTGACATACTGCCAGTTGAACATGCGCCGGACACAGATGAACATATCTTTGACATCTGTCGTGCCCGGATAAGCGCCGGTAAAGTTCCCCCAAGACTTCCAGCCGCCGGAGAAATTCAAGCCCGTAACGATGCCCTGTTCATTCAGCAAATTGGCCTGTGTCAGATTGAGATTTACTTCACTGCCATCTTTCAGGCACAGCCCTGTCGCCTGTAATGTCTGGTTGGACGGTGACTGATACGGGACGTCATCGTTATTGCCGTCGGTAACGCCGATGATGCCCATGATATGGGTCGATAAGTGGAAAACCATATCGCCATTTTTAGCGCACGGCCAGCAGACAATCTGGTTGTTCCCCGTGTAATTGTTGCCGTTTTTCCACATATTGACGTCGGCGTATTTTTTGACCTGTTCCGTATTGATGTCTACCAGTACCATGCAAGGGAACAAGCCGTCGATTTTAGCCGCTTTGGCTTTCATGACAGCGGCAATGGCCGGCTTTTCAGACCATCCCGGTGCTGCCAACAGGCCTGGAACTTTGCCAATCTGGAAATAAATATCGTCGACGAGTTCCAGCCCTTTGTTTTTGCCATCCGTGGACATGCCGCCGATGATATCGTCATCTTTGACAGCCGTCGGATCTAATTTGTCATAAGCAACATTGATGCTCGATACGGAGGCCAGGGCACCATCATCCAAGAGGGTAATGATGAGCTGACCATCATCGTCGTATGCCGCAGTATAGTCCTTATCCAAGGTGGCTGCGGACTCGTCTGCACTGCCCTTGACTGTCAGCGTATGCAATAAGACCGGATCCGTAAGGATGACCTGTTTCTTCGTAACTGTCTTGGCTGTGTCCGAAACGGATACTTTATGTTTGGCTGGGTCCAATACATTGACAAATACAATTGGTTTTACATTGTACAGTTTGAATTCGGTATACATCGCTTCGCAGAGCGTGTACTTATCCCAGTCGGGATGATACCCCAAATTCTGCGTCGCTTCCTTCCAGCTGTAGCAGATGACGGGTTTATTGACATAGGCCGTCGGGTCTTCTGTCAGATGGACAGGCGCCGTCCCGAAGACAACCGGCAAGCCGGAATCAGTGGCGACAGTCGCCACAATCGAGGTCGGGACTTCGCTTGCTTTTACGCCGTGGAAAAATGCCATTTTATTTACCTCCGTGTAATGCCATGGCCCGTTTATACATGATGTTTCTCAACGAGCCTGTAGATTTAACTTCTTTTTGTGCCGCATCTAATTCGCCCGCTGTGACGAACAGATGCTTATATACCGGGTCGTCCTTATATTTTGCAGGAATCCCGTCTGCGAAAATCTGATTCGTGTGGATTTCCGTGTCTTTATAGGCTGGGCCGACGTAGATGACCGGCCCGCTGTTTTCATTCATCGTATCTGCCTCCTAAAACCTCCCAATGAGTTTGACGTGGCTGCGGAATGAATACGTCGAACTCAATGACACCTACCCATTGTGGGAACGGCTGGTCATCGGGAATCGTCGTCTTGATATTCCCGTCATCTATATCAATGAACCATTTCTTGGCAATGGGATTGTTGGCCAGCAGGTGATAGCGGATGAATTCGAGGAAATGGAACAACATATGAGCTCCATAGGTCATATCTTCATCGTAAATGGTCGCGTAGATGACGATAGACGTAACGGACTTATCCCGGTCGTCTGTCGTAGCTTCTGGCCGTACCACGACGGCCGGACAAAGTTTCTTTTGGTCTGCCCGGTTATTCGCCCGGGGCAGGAATCCGGCATATACATTTACATCCGTATCGACACTCGAAAAGATATTTTCTGGCCGGCCTTCACAATATTCCTGGTAAGCCGTGAATTTTTCTTTCAAGAATTCCGCGATACCTTCCGCGCATTCCAATGGGGTCATCGCATCACTTCCCTAATCTGTATTCGATTTCATGTTCCAATCGTTCTTCAAAGACGTCACTGCCACGATCCATCATGACGCTCAGGACATCGGGATTGCCGAATAACTGCGGCACGGCCGGCCCATAGATACCTTTCAGCGGGTATCTTTCCTTTCCCTTACGGGCGACGAATGCCCCGCCCAAGCTAAAGCCGCGGGGGACATGCGTCATTTTCCCGCGCTTTACGGATACGAAGACGCCGTCCCGCCGCTTCTTGGCCTGATATTTATGGATTGCCTCGGGCGCCCCTTTGACAAGGATGGTAGCGCCGTCTTCATCGGCCCGGATCTGCGCCTTCGCTTTCAAGTCCCCGGCCTTCATGGTATAAATGCTTCGGATTTCCTTTGCCCCTGCCGTCCTGGCGGCTGTGGCCGCCCGCTTTCCGGCAGCTACAGCCGCCCTGGCGATTTCTTTATCGCTCAGAGAGGACAAGGCGTCCATAAGCTTTTTGTCACCTTGAATGTCGATTTCTACGCTCATAGGCCCTCCTAGTGATTCTTATGCAGGGTCATCGTCAAGATACCCATGTCGTCGATGACGTTATCTACCAGGCAGTAATCGCCATCGACAGTAAAACTTTCTCCTTCCGATGGGACTTCTCCGTAATCGTCTTTAGCGATATGAATGATGATGACCTGGCCATGGGTGCTCTCGAAGCCGGAATAGATTTCCTGTGTCTGGAACATAGCGTCTTCTTTGGGACTCTGCACGATGCATGTATACTTCTTGCCATTCAGCTCATGTGTTTCGGCAAATTCATCAGCATTGAGAAAAGCCGGAATGTCTGAAGCTACCATTTCTTTGAACGTGCTCATTTTTGGACGGCTGCGGCGGCATCGGCCTGGGGCAGTTCCATCCCTGGTTCGTCTGCCGGCGATTCTTCCGTCTCTGGCTCATTAGCCGGGGCCACTTTGTCCCCAACCAAGGCAACAACTTGTTCATCGGCCCGTTCCATGAGTTTTTCCGCTTCATCGTCCGGCAACTCGAACGAGTCGCCAGTCCGATATAAGTGCTTGCCCATGGAAACGCAGCCGTATGTAACGACTAACTTCATGGTCATCCCTCCTATTTCGCTTTGATGACGGCCCAATCGTCGACAAACTGCGGAGCCAGGACACAACGGCAGTACATGTAGAAGCTCAATACCTGCGTATCCTTGTTGCCGTTATAGTACGGCACATACGGTGCAACGAAGGTTTCGTAGGCCGTGCCGGCATCATTGAGCAGGGTGCAGGCGCCGTGGAGCTGACTGCCGCGGCCCGGAATGGCGATGATGGCCGTATCGGGGTCGATGAAATACTGCGATTTCCCGGCATCGTCGGTGTACGTTTCTGCATAGGTATAGACGTCGAGGTTCAGCGATTTAATGCGCCCGACGTGAGTAATCTGCGGGCTGATGATCTGCGGCTGGAAGCCCATGAGGGACAGATTGTCCGCCGTCGGAACCATCATCCATTTCATGATCTGGTCATTGCTCAGCAAATAATCTGCGATATTTTTCCCACAAATCATCATGGTCGGGACGATACCGGCGTCTTCCTGGATGAGTTCCGAAGCGTTCTTGATGTCGCTGTAAATCGTTGCGCCGGCTTTATCCCAGGTTGTCGTCGGTGTGACTTTATGGTCAAAGTCAAACGCAATGGTGTCAATCAACACTGTCTTGCCGTCATCGGCATAACCTTCGATGTCGCATTTACCAGTCTGCAAGATATCCGCCGCCATCTTCGCTTTACGGTTGATGATTGCGTTCTGCAAATCCACCATATCTTCAGCCTGCTTGATGGCTGCGCGCTGGGCCGGTGTCGTCGTGCTGTAGATGTTTTCGCCAAAGCCGCGTTCCGATAATTCTTCCGGATCTACTACCTTACTCGGCCCCATCATCGGCGGCTGGTAGATAGCGATTTTAGAGCCCGTGTCTTTCATGCTCGCTCCTTTTGCGCCACGAACGACAAAGGGGGCCAGCTGACGGCCACGCTTGCGGTATTCTACGGCAATTTTGGTCGTAACGGCTGTCGCCGGTACAAGCGGGAAAAAGGTATCAAGCAAAAAAGATGCCGGCGGCGTAATCCGTTCCATTGCCTGCATCAAAGATACAGTATCTCTCAATTCAATAGCCATGTTCAGTTCCTCCTAGTGTACAGATGTCAAGAAAATACCGGCATTTCGCAATTCTTCTTCATGGGCGTCAACCGTATCTTCGCTGGCGGCAATGAGGTATTCGCGATGGAATCGGCCAGAAACATAGACCGTCGCAACGGTGGCTTTATCATCCACGTCGCAACTCAAAATAGCATTGGCAACAGCGGCTTTAGCCGTAGCCACAGCGACTGTCCCGGTAACTGTAATCAGCGTGCCGCGTTTCATAGCTGTCCCAGCCGTTAATGTGACGTTCTTGAGCAAAATCGGAATTTCCGGCCCGCCGATAAGCTGGTCGTGTTTAATGTCGATGACTTCTCTGATTGCCATTATTTTGCACCTCTCAATCTATTCGCTGCATTGACTACATCTTCAATGTCCTGAGCTTTCTTTGCGGCTGCCTGGTTCTGCGGCATTCCTGTTTTCGGTACTGGCGTTACCTGTTCAGATCCGGACTGCATCTGTTCCATAATCATGGTGCGTACGCTTGCTAGTGCCTGGTCACTCGGCGACTGTACGCCGGCGACGGCTTCGATATAGGGAGCTACATCATCCGCTGTCCGACCGTCGCTGATAGCCCGGTCAATCATGGCATCGGTGTATACGTTCCCGTTTTTCAGTGCCTTCAATTCAGCAATTCGCTTCGATTCATCCGCATCCTTGTTCGCGTTCTGCGGGTTCAAACCCAATAAGGCTGCCAGTTTGCTGGCTAAGGTTTTATCATCC